CGTGCCAATGTTCGGTGCACCGTTCTTAGCAACACTTAAAAAGGTTGAGGTTCTGGATGATGACCCGGAACTATAGGGCGTGACTCGTTTACTTACTTGGTCGCACGGATCAGTTTGGAAACGGGTATCGCGCCCAATGATTTACTAGCACTAGATAGCAGGATGTTCAAGACTTTATTGCAGGCGATGAAAGACCGGAACAAGGAGATGCGAGATGCCAGTAGCGGTAAAAGGCGGCATTGAACTTCGTAAAGCCCTAAAGAAATTTACACCTGATCTAGCTAAAGAAATGCAAAAAGAAATGGGTGCGTTGCTTAAACCTATTTCTGCTAAAGCGCGTGGCTTTATTCCAGCCAGTGCACCGCTATCTGGTTGGGGTAAAACAGCGCCTACCGCTAGATGGTATTGGGATGGGCGCGCAGCTAAAAAAGGCGTAGGTTACAAAACCACGCCTAGCAAAGCTAATCGGTCAGGTTTTAGATCCTTAGCGCGTATTCAAAATGCATCCATGTCTGGCGCAATCTATGAAACTGCTGGGCGTAAGAACCCAGGCGGTAACTTTAGCCCACGTTTACCAGGTCAATTAGTCGGCAGTCGCAAAATGGCAGGCCGCGCAATCTTTCGCGCATGGTCAATGGATAACGGCAAAACTAACGCAGCTGTAATTAAAGCCATTGAGGATGCTAGGGATAAGTTTAACAAGGCTGTGGGGTCTAACTAATGGCCGTTGATCCATCAGTAAGAATTGATATAGCTGCCGAATTTACTGGCAAAAAAGCCTTTGACAAGGCAGGCAAGTCCACATCAGCTTTAGAAAAAAACGTTAAGAATTTAGCAGCAGGATTAGCTGCAGCATTTAGCGTAAAGGCTATTGTAAGTTTTGCTAAACAAGCTGCAAAGGCAGCTGCCGAGGATTCAAAAGCTACTGCCATACTTGCACAAAATTTAAAAAACGTAGGCCTTGCCTATGCTGAAGTACCTGTTGAAAGTTTTATTAAACAGATGCAACAGCAGACTGGCATAGTAGATGACCAGTTACGCCCGGCATTTTCTAAACTAGCTCAGGCAACAATGTCAGTCACTAAGAGCCAGGAATTAATGGGCTTGGCCTTTGATATTTCTAGCGGCACGGGCGTGGATTTTAATACAGTAGTAAACACTTTGAGCCAAGCGTACTTAGGCAACACTAAAGGTCTAAAAAAACTTAATATACAAATGACAGCTACGGAATTAAAAACAGCTAGTTTTGCTGAAGTTCAAGATCAACTTAACCTACAGTTTAGAGGATCTGGTAAGGCAGCTCTAGAATCTTATGGCGGCCAATTACAGATACTTGAAACAGCAGCTAACGAAGCCAAAGAAACTATTGGATACGCTTTACTAGATGCCTTAAAGTCTTTAACCGGTGAAACAGATATTCAAAAACTGGCTAAAGATATAGATAATGTCGCTGGTGCAGCTGCGTTATTTATTAAATTAACATCAAAAAATGTAAGTCCTGCTGTAGGCGTATGGGGTTATTGGGCAAAATTTGTAGAATCTATTCCAGGTTATCAAGATACACTTGAGGATTTTGCTGAATATTTAGATGTAGCACTATTTCCTACTGGGCCGCTAGGCAATTTCCAAATGAGTACCGGCACAATATTAGATCAGTCTGCTACACAATTATCTAAGATTGAGCAGGAACGTGCCAAACTTGAACGTCAAAGACTAGCTAAAGAAAAGGCAGCTGCGGCAGCACGTTTAGCAGCTGCTAAAAAAGAAGCTTTGCTAAAAAAACAGCAGGCAACTTTATCTAAAGCAGCGGCTTTATTTGATCTAACAAAAATTCAAATAGCTGCCGCGCTAAAGGGCAAGATCAGCGATGAGGAAAAAACTCGCTTGTTACTCATGCAAGCTATTGAAGAAGAAAACGTAGATGAAGCCGAAAAATTAACAAAGAAGTTAGAGGAAATACAGGCTAAAAATGCCAAGATTGCCGCCGATCTTTTAGCAATCGGTGCGACCAAAGATCCGTTTTCTACATGGGCTGGCAGTTTAGCTTTAGCAATAATAGAACTAGGTAAACTAGGCAAAAGCATAAAAGATGTTCCCGGTTTAATTCCGGGTGTTAATTTTAATCCTAGCCAAAATGCAGATCGTAATTACGATATGAAAGTAGCCGCCGTAACAGCCGTTGTCAACGATGATACTGCAAGCATTTTTGCAGAAAATGACACTATTGATGACATTTTGACAAAGGTAGAAAATGCCGCCGCTGAAGCTGTAGATGCTGCTACATCAGTTGCTGCATCCGTAGCAGAGGCTGAAGTAGTCGTGGCTGCCTTAGCTGCAGCTACTACAAACGCAACGCCTGGTATTAACTTTAATCCTGGTCAAAGTAGAGATCGTAACTTTGATGCCGGATATAGCAATACAGCCCCGTCTATTACTATCAATATCGAAGGCAACGTATTAGATGGTGATGACTTTACTGAGAAGGTAAACGATGCGCTACTAAATGCTAATAGGACAGGTATGCCAAAAGTAGCTGCCGGTACGATAGTTGATGGTGGATAATGACAGTTCCAGTAATTAACGCGGTTATTAACTTCTCTACTGGCCCTAGTTTTGCACAGGCCTTTATTATTGGCGAAGGCATATTAGGTACTAACGTACTGGCAGACTCAGCTGCAGTTATCGTAGATGTTAGCGATGTAGTAGATAGCGTAAGCATTAAGCGCGGCCGCAACGCCCAGGCCGATGAATTCCAGACAGGTACGCTGACCCTGCGTATTGTGGATCAGAACGGCGACTTTAACCCACAGAACCCAGGCAGCCCATACTTTGGCCTATTAGATCCAATGCGTAAGGTATCTATATCGGCTACTTACAGCGGCACTACTTATCCAATGTTCTCAGGGTTTATTACTAGCTACACAACCACTACGCCTAAAAATGCTAACGATGTCGTGTACACGACAATTCAAAGCGTTGACGCACAAAGATTGGCTCAAAATGCCCAGATAAGTACAGTAACAGGTGCATCCGCGGGCGATTTAAGTGGCACTCGCGTAAATCAAATTTTGGACACTATTTCATGGCCTGCATCCATGCGTGACGTAGATGCAGGTTTAACCACTATGCAGGCAGACCCCGGCACGGCTCGTACATCCCTAGCTGCATTACAAACTGTTACCAATAGTGAGTACGGCGCGTTCTACGTTGATGCATCGGGATCTTTCGTATTCCAGGATCGATCAGTAACTACTGCCAGCATCGGCGGCACACCTACAGTATTTAACGATAACGGCACAGATATTGGCTATTCCAATGCAGTCTGGCGACTAGATGACACCCTTATATTTAACCAGGCTAACGTGACCCGCACAGGCGGCAGCGTTCAAAGTGCTACTAACGCAGCTAGTGTAGAAAAGTATTTTGCCCATACTTACAATATCCAGAACTTGCTCATGCAGACCGATGCAGTAGCCCTGGACTATGCGCAGGCATACGTTGCAAGCCGTGCCGAAACCAGCGTTCGATGCGATGCAATCGAGCTAGACCTATACACAGACAATTACAACACAGGCATAATTGCCGCCCTAGACTTAGATTTCTTTGACCCGGTAACTATTACTACTAACCAGCCAGGTGCATCTACCCTAACTAAGACCCTGCAAGTTTTCGGCGTGGCCCATAACGTTACCCCTAATAAATGGCGTACGACCTTTACTACACTTGAACCTGTTATTGACGGGTTTATATTAAACTCAACCCAATATGGCGTTCTTGATACGTCAGTATTAAGTTACTAAGGAGATAACAAAATGGCAGCTGGATTAGGTTTTAAGACGTTTTTAACGGGTGATGTACTAACGGCGGCAGATACCAACGGCTACTTGATGCAAGGCGTGCTGGTTTTTGCTACTGCAGCAGCTAGAGATAGTGCTATTACATCGCCGCAAGAAGGGCAGTTCGCCTTTCTTAAAGACACTAATACTACAACTTACTACACAGGATCGGCTTGGACTGACTTAGTAGTGGCAAGTTCTCCAGCTTATGTTGGAGCTATTGTTTATGGCGCTGTCAATCTTTCTTACGGCTCAACCAATACGGCTGTGTCAGATTTAGGAACTGAATTAATTGACACAAACGGATTTCATACTGGCACTCAATCCCGTATGACAATTCCAACTGGCTACAATGGCAAATACCGCATGGAGTTAAACATTACGTTTGCAGCTAACGATCCAACAGTAAGAATTTTTGCTTACAAAAATGGGTCTGCGATTACCGAAGGTTTAGTAAATGGCACACTTTCGGCATTAGCTTACACCGCAGCTTCATTAAATGCCTTTACAGTAGGACTGGTTGTTACGGGCGTGGCTACCGATTACTTTGAGTTTTTTATTGTGAACGGCAGCGCAAGCAAATTGGTTGACAAAGCTCGTTATTCGTTTACATACTTAGGAGCATAATATGAAATTTCAAGAATTTGCAATTCCCGCTGAGTTAAACGGCGAGCAACTAAAAGCAGAACTAGGCTGCGATGAAGTTTACATCCGCGATCAAGTTCTAGTAATTGGTGGAGATGTCACAGAGGCGCAGGCTAAAGCTGCTATCGCAGCGCATAAGCCTGTTAAGCCAAGTGAGCCAACTATTGATGAAAAGTTAGCAAGCGTTGGCTTATCTATCAATGACTTAAAGGCCGCGCTAGGCTTGTAATGACAGCCATCAGTTATAACGGCTGGCCTGCATCTAAGGATGTTGAGTCGATCCGTATCAAGTCTTACGCGATTAAGGGCAGCAAGGTAAAGCTGCGCTGCGCCTATTTTACTGCACCTTTACTGGTGGCTTTTGCTGAGCAGTTTAATGAACTGATCGAGCCGATCGATGGCGGTGCGCTTGATGACTGGGGCTACTGCTATCGAGAT